TTTATCATATCTCGAAACATATTTTATGACGTGAGTTTGACAAGCGTTAAGGCCATTAGCCATACAATACTCTAAAGGCTGAATTTTAAGCGTCTTATAGTGATTCCCTGATACCTGTTCAGAAAAAGCAGAGTTTGTTGTCTGCGTGGCTCTATGGCTCTTTAAAAGGGTCTTTTTTAGTGTATTTGAACTCATAATAACTTTCCTATCCATTTGCCTGATTTATCTTTAATAAAAGGCTCTATGATTGGTAACCCATTTTGTATCACAGAGCAACCTATAATCGGTCTAGCTTTCTGTACCTTATTGTAGCGAAAGGCCAATGATTTATTATCAATCATACAACCAACTTGCAAACCAAAGTACAGGCCTAAACTATTTCCATAATATCTAACACCCATTGACGAATGATAATGTCCTTGCACACAACTCATTCCCATACTTTGTGCTAATTTTAAAACGTCTGCTGTCTTACCATGACAAAAATAAACTTTTCCTAAAGGTGTATCTATTGTTAAATCATCGTGCCATTTCCAACCTTTGCCAACTTGTAAAAAATCATTATAATTTCTTAAATACGCTTTTGGTATTCCATGTTTTAATGCTCGTCTATAAACCAAGCTACCATGATTAGAATCCATTAAATCCATTTGAGGAAATAACTTTTCTAATTCTTTTATTGTTGGTAAAGATAATTTAAGTTCATCTCCAGCACTAGGAAGATCAGGGTCTGAATCATGAAATGACATAGCGTGTTTATCTAATTCATCGCCAACATGGATTACCTTATCAAAATTTTTGTATTTATTTTTTAACGCTTTTAAATATGGTAATAATTCTGGAACAGAATAGGGTATGTGAGTATCAGAAATAATAAGAACGTTCTTGTAAATCATACACTTACAGCTTGTACTTCCTTTTTACTTATTTGTAAAGGTTTAGACCTTATCAACTAAAAGCATAATTATATAACCCATAGCACTGATTAAAGAACCAGCACAGATTAATAATATTTTTTCAATTCTGTTTATCTGACTTTGTAGATCGTGAATTTTATCGTGTGTTGCTTTCTGCATTATACGACATAGCTTTTCGTGTGATTCTATTTTTTGTAATGCAGATTTGCTCATTTTTTTTTCTTTGGTTTGTATTTTTTAATAGCTTGTGAAATAAACATATTTTTTACTAAACTAACACCACCACCAAACCTACGATCTGCTTTAGCTTTTGCACTTTTATAGGCTTTAGATTTTTTGTTAAACGCTTTTGGTTTCCCTAATTTCTTTGGCCTTGTTTTATTCCATACAGCTTTTTTTCTCATTACTTTTTCTTTTTCTTTTTATTCATTTTGTTTTTCTTTTTAGCTGGTCTTCCTTTTTTGCTTCCGTATGTACCCATTCCTCTTGGCATAATATTCTCCTATTAGTTTGTTAATTTTCCATCTGACCATTTGGCCTCTGGTAATCCATTTGTATATGATTTTCCATCAAATGTTAATACTTGTTTTCTATTAGAACCATCTTTGTACGATACATGTATCCACCCACTGTTAGGCTCTCCTGTATAGAACTCTAAAATCAGCTGATCAAAGTCAACGTTGTTTTCAATCCAAAGTGCGACAGCTAAATTTGAAACACCAGCTATTTCAAAATCACAGGCATTCCCTGTTGTATGTTGTGAAGTTTTTTTACTTCCTATTGCTTCACATAATGCTTCTGAACGATATCCAGACGTGATGGTAACAGGCTTGTCGAACTTTGCTCTCACAGGCTCTAATACTTCATAACAAAGATCGCCAAGATTTTTAATCTCTCCACTACCAGCTTTATTTTTAATACCTTTTCTTGTAGCAGTTTGTGATTTCTCAAATTCTTCTAATGTAAAATGTTTTGATAATTGCATGATTATCTCCTATTTTGCAGTTGTTGGTATTCCTGTTGATGTAACAAATGGATTTTCACTGAAAGCCATAATAATATATTCTTGACCTGAACCATTGACAGCAGTATTTGTGGTTCTCATTTTTATACCATTACTTAAAAAATCAAATCTGTCTGAGGATTCTTGTCCTTGAGATAAATCTGCATACATAGGTTGGTTCATAAGATTAAATGGTGATCTTTTATTATCTAACATATTCCAATTATTTATAGCTGTGCTTTTCACCATAAGCCAAGCTGGTTTAAATCCTGTATAAACAAATGTTCCATCAGCATTACCATTACCAACATAAGATGAAAACTTACTAAATCCTTTTTTCTCTGCGAAGCAGTAGGCAATCATATTTTTTGAACTACCATTTGTACTACCAGCAGTTCCAACTGAAAAAACAGAAGATGTAGGTGCTGTATCATTCCAAACTCCTGAACTATCTCCTGTGGCATTTGTGGCATTTAATTGAAGATAATCTGTTTCAGGTGCTGAAGTATTAGCACCATGATAAACTATCCAATCTTCCCCATTGTCTGTTCTATTTTTAACTATATACATACTTAATTTTGAACCAAGTCCATGACCGATTGTAGATGCACTTCCTGACCCTGTCCAAGAAACAATACTAAATCCACTTGTAGTATTGGCACTAACAGTAGAGGTTATGCTTCCATCTGTGTTTGATGATGCAGAGCCACCAGCTCTCCATGCCCACCCAACAAATGTATTAGAATTAACAGCAAAGTCAGCTTGTGTTCCTAATACATAACCATCTGCATTAAAAGCTGTTACACCTTGTGCATTTGTTAATTCTGATGCGTTACCCTCTGATTTTAACTGTTTAGTTATACCTCTTACACTATCTGTTAAAATATTTGAGTAAGAATCTGACCGATTCTTTGCCCATAAGAAATCTGGTTGAAATCCTACACCAGATATTGTTTGTGCATTACCATCTCCTGACCAAAGAGAAGTATTAAAATAATCTGATGGTTTGTCTAATCCGTTTGTATAACTCATTATCCATACTCCGCTAGGTTTTTTGTGTTAAGTGCATAATATCCTGATGGTACAGCATATTCAAAGTTTCCATAGCCATTACCATCTGTGTTGCCTGATGAGATACTAAATGATGGAGAGCCAAAATTCCAAGATACTGTATTGTTTTGTGCATTACTATTACTACCACTATAGAAAAAATACCCACCAGAAATAGATGAAGATGGAGAACTAAATCCAGTTATTGCACCAGTACCAGTAGAACCAGATGTTGGTACTCCACTATTTTGCCATGTACCATTTACCGAAAAATATAATTTTTCATTATCTAAATCTAATGCTATTCCAATTATGTCGTTTAATCCGAAATCACTACCATAAGATGATCCAGTTCCTTGAACATTTTTACCACCAGCACCATCATAATTATTATAAGTAGTGTTAAGACTTCCATTATCTTGATTTAGTCTTGATATTTCAGAAACATCTTGTGTGATACCAATAATAATCCTACCTACATCACTAGACGTTGCAAGATATTTTACTTCTGCATACCATTTACCAGTTGTCATTTGAAAAGTAGAACCACCATTAACATAAGAACCATTAACACCTTGTGATACCAAATTTCCTTCTGAAAATGTACTAACACCAGTATTAGGCAAACTTGCTAAAGGATTTAATGTTGCAAAATTATTTGTGCAAGTATCAGTAGATTGATCTATTGCTGTAAGGTTATTAACTGTAAAGTCATTGTTGTTTCCTGATACATCATTACCTAAAGCTGAACTATCTTCAAAGTCTAAATAAAATCCATTAGAGCCAAAGGTTAAACCAGATACATCTATTGGTTTCCATATTCCACTATCTTCGTCAAATTCTCCAAATGATGTTGGTGTTAGTTGTTGTCCATCAATTAAAACACATTCTGCCATATAGCCATCAAAATAATCATCATTTTGTCTTTCTCCTATATTTTGTTTTGTAGTGTTATTAACAGCAGTATCATGGTTTTGATTTGGATAACCAGTTGATGAGAATGAAGTTTCTTGTACTCCATTAATATATAATTTAACTCTATTAGTGTCTGTTGATTGTGTTGTATCCACAGCAAAAACTACGTGATAGAAAGCATTTGGGTCTCTGAATTTTCTATTAGTGTGAAATTCTCCACCTAAAAAAATGTAAATATCATCTGCGTCAGAAATAAATACTCCTTCATTTCCACCACCAACTGTTGCACCAAAAATTTGGTAATAGTCAGATTGAGAACTTGCAAGATTAGCCAATTTAAACCAACCACTAAAAGTAAATGTTTTTCTATTACTAGCACTTGATGGTGTTCTTTCTAAACTATCACTACTTCCTCTATTAAACCTACATGAGTTAGCTACATCATAGCCTGTATCTTTTATGGAGTTAGTTCCAAGTATTAAAGGCATTAAATCTCCTCTGGAAATTCTGCTAGTGGTCTTGTTTGAGTTCCATCTTCTTGTGTTGTATATTCGTATAATGCTTTTAATTCATCAACATTAGTACAAG